CATCTCTGGATATGCTCATCATGATCTTAGGATCAGATCCTTGACCACTCGTCAGTCCAACGCCGCTTTGAACATCCAGTTCAAGAAGGCTACAGAAAATGCGCTTACGATCTTGATGGATAGGCGGGGAAACGAGTTCACCGATTATCGGGAAGCCAAACTCAGTATAAGTCGAACCAGAAACGGAACCGATATTGTTGCTAAACGCATCCCCAATCAGGACATTTCCTAGCCATGTCGTGGTGCAGTTACCCCTCCAGCGGCCGAGGGCAACATAATTGGAATTGAACGATACCCGCGTGTGCCATAGGCCAGTCGCGATATCGAAGACCCACGTTGCATTCGCGGAAGGAAACGTCAGGACAACAAATTTATGGCCGTTGAACGTAAAGCTGAAGCAGAACGCATCACTCGTGGTCGAATAGGTCTGCCATTTCTGTTCAACGGAATGTTGACTAACACGATGCGGCAAAACACCATCGAGACGATAAAAGATCAGATCATCGCCAAGAAAGAAGACTGAGTTATCTTCCTTGATGGGTGTTAATGGGGCAATACATCCACGCTCGACGGTAGCACCGTCATATCGAGCCCATGGATTGTCATTGTTCCCAGTATCGTACCAAGTCTCGATAGACTTCTGCTTGAAGATCAGCGCATTTTCTTGCTGATTGACGATCGCCTGAACGAAACTCGGCTCAACCGAGGCCGTCTCAAAATCAAGCGCGTTGTAAGTCGTTCCATCCAGGATATTCGAGAAGAACCACTCATCAGTTCCGATCTTATCCAGTAGGAAATACTCATCAAAGAACGTAACGGTATTTGCTGGAAAGAAATTCGGATCGGTGATTATCCCGAACGTAGAAGTTTGGTCATTCCAGACCCAGCCGCTTACACCATTGACGATGATAACCTGAATGCCGTTGTTCGACATCGGAACATAGTTGCCGCCAGTTATCCCTGTCCCAATCAGGGTTGGAGTCGCGCCAGGCGTTGTTATCTTGTAAAGCTCTGGCCCTGATACAACGAACAGAGCGTTGTTCATCACAAGCATTCCGCGGATCGGACCTGATCCACACGAAGCAAATGACGCCAACCCAGGACAACCAAAGATAGCTACAGTGGTCTTGGCGTCGGGAGGCTCTTTCTCAGCATAGAAGTTCTGGCAGACCTGGGCAGATACCGGAAGGCTCGCAAGCGAGTACGCCTGCGTGGCAAACGGGATCTTAACTTCAGGCATTACCGCGTGCTTTGATCGAAGTTTACCCCGAAGAAGTAGCTCTCCGGTTCGCGATCAAATCCACTTACGAGATCAAACGTCTCTTTCGCCCTGATCTGGATCATCTGAGCGCGCTGGACAGGAACATCGTATTCCAGCATGATCTCTTTAGCTAAATTCCAGACTAGGCAATTGAACCACTCGACCGGGAAATCGGGCTGATCGGCCGCCGTGTTGAAATTGAAGATCGGCTCCATCCATGTGAAGTTGATCTTGCTCAAGCTATCCAGTGGCGACGGCCAGACCCACGCATAACCCGTGGACAATTGAGGATCGTAGAATAACTGAGTGACTACGCCGGTATTAGCTTTGTTCGGCAGCTCTCGATAATCGAGCCGGGACATCAAAACGAGCGGCGTTTCGATCTTGGATGGGATATAATTCCGCCTGGCGTCGATAATCCGAAGCGGCCGAATGAGCTTCGTGGTGTAATCGAATGTCTGTGCGTTCACATTGACCGCCAAAGGAAGCGGGTTCGCAATATTGACCGTCAGGCCCGAAACGCTGCTCACCGTCGTCCAGAACAGGACGTTATTGCTCAGCATGACGCCGAAATTGTCGCCATTGGCAATGCCAGATGTAGAAGCCAGAGGAATTGCTTGCGTCCCGGCAGTAAGAGCCAGCGTCGTTAGAGATTCATTGATCGTTGATGTGATCGCAGACTGATCTGACGTTGTTCCACCCAGACCATATTTTATCTGATTAGGTTGGAGGAACAGAACCCCTTCCGATTCCTTCCAGAGATGAAGGCCGGTCGCCTGCCATTCCGAGACGAGCGCATTCAGCGCATCAATCGCGTCCTGATTTTCCTGCGCCCCAGGCGTTTCACCGGACTGAATAGACCCGACAAGCCTTAGAGCGCGCCGTATAACTTGATCCCTGTTATACGTGAAATCAGGAGATGTGGTCATACGTTGGCAAACGAGGTCATGTCAGTGACGATATTTCCTGCGGAAGCCGGATAAGGCAGCGGCTGAGAGGGCGTAATGACATTGGTGCTGAAATTAATTGCCTGTGCCGTCGTGAAAAACGTCGTGCCGTTGTCTAACTGAATTGAAATCTCGTCTCCCACGTTGAACCCAATTGCGCTCTGCACAGCCAAATTGCGGGCCCCCGTAATCTGAAAGCCGTTGCTAACTCCGTCACTGAACGGCGCAGACGATACTGTTGAAACAGCTAGTTGAGTCTGCACGCCAAGAAAGACATTCGTCTGACGCGGGCGAGGCTGAGGGGCTGTCTGATCGTCCCTTCGCCCCCTTACAAAGTCCTGCGGTTGCCGCTCCTCGAATGAACGGTTGCGGACAATGATGTTATTCCACTGCTTCTGGGTATGTTCAGCGCGGACGGCGAAACCCGACCTATCGCAAATGCGGTACCATGATCCCAGCTTGTAGTGGAGCTTAGTGCCCACGTTAGACGCACTTAATCATATCGATGACGATCGTATAATTTGACCCGGCCAGCGCACCCTCAGTCGTAAGGATAATGTTGCCAGTTGGGTTGGTCGCGCCATTCGGAAATCCGCCAGCGTAGTCCTTGGACCAATCCAGAATGTCCTGACCATTCGCGAGAATCGCGATGTCCTGCGGTACCGTGCCATCCCACTGCAACCGCACATACATGCCGCCAATATTGTAATGGATGCGGCGGATCTTCATGTGTGCGCCCGGATTAGGATTGAGCGCCGACGCATTGACAACGACCGCAGCCGTCTGTCCCGTGCCATCAGAATAATTCGTCAGTTTCACCTGACAATTGCGAGCACCGTCATATAGCTGGGACGATGTAACGTCAGCCATGCCACTAACCTCCAAATGAAATGAGCGCGCCGGTTAAGACGCGCTCGTTAGTGATCAGGCAGGCGTTTGACCAAACAGGCCAACGTTGCCAAGCGCGAGGTTATTCATGGAAGGATTGACATAGATCATCAGGCGCTTCGTACCATCGGACGCGCTACCACCCGTAATCAAAGCCACGCTAACCGTTCCCCTCACGTCCCCGGTAGTAGAGGTGGCCGGCGAAGTCGTGTCGGCCGCTACGTACCCAGTGCCCGGCGTAGTGGCCGGTGTGTTGTTCCAGATGATCGTGGCGTCACCCCAGAACGACGACAGCAACGGGAAGCCAAACACGTCACCAGTACCGACAGAGGCCGTCGAGGCTACCGCCGCCGAAGGCGTGACACTGAAGATAAACTTAAACGCCTTCTTGCCCGCCGAGACGCCAGCATTGGCGCCCGTGATCTGTTCAGTTTGCGGATAACCGTAAAGATCCGCACCCGAAACCAGGAAGGTAATGCCCGAATCGTTGCCACCCGAAGTGATGCGAACGTTCCGAGCAATCGATTTGGTCGGGTCGTACATCGAGATATAGCTGTAGCTGCCGGCTTCCGTGTTGGTGCCGAAAGACACCAGCCCCGGAGCGCCATCGATCGCTAACGCACCAGCAGGAATGACATTCCCAGATGCCCATACGGTCTGAGAAGCCGCGAGGACCGTGATGCCCGCGCCAGTCGTCGATACCAGCGTGAGAGCCGCCGATCCTGGGGTTTGACTTGCCGCAATATTCACCGCAGAAATGGCAGACGGGACCTGATTGACTACCGCACTCTCACCGCCGCTAATGCCGATCGCGCCGGATTTAGTTTGATTGTAGCCAGCACGCGGGTCATACATATTCGCACCACCCCAGAACACGGAGGGAGCGAGAGCGGGATTTTCAGAGCCGCCACTACCAAGCGGAGGGCGCGTTCCATAAACAACAAGCGGACCTTTAAATGCAGAGCCGGCCATTTCAATAACCTTTCAAGCCGCCCCAGTGACGGCTGGTTGTGCTGGGCAAAGAAAAAGCCGCCCAAAGGCGGCTCATGATCTGCACGTATCGTGTGCGGTTTAACGCCCGTTATGCCTCGGGAGGGCTTAGGTAGGTTATCGCGCGGGACAGAATCTCTTTATTGTCTCTCGCATAACCAAGCATTCGATTGCACCGCACACATAAGAGCCCGCGAACGTCCCCGGTCTTATGGTCGTGATCGACAGAAAACTCTTGAAGCTTACCGGTCTTCTTATTCACGAAGACTTCTGCTTCGTAGCAAATCGCACAGACGCCATTCTGCTTCTCCAGCATCGCGTCATATTCGGCTTTGCCGATATTGTATTTTCGATTGAGCGTCCATTCCCTTACGTAAAGGGCCCGCTCTTCGGGAGTAAAATAGTCCTTGTTGCCGTTTAGAACCGGCTCGACCCATCGCACATTGCGTGCTGAATAAGCCTTAGTTTCATCCACTCTGCGCAGTTGATGGCGCTCGGAGGGTCGTTCACCAACATCCGCCAGAAACACGTCAAACCGTCCCCATTTCTTTGGCGTATTGCCTGGATAACGGCTGCGGATCAATTTCCAAGTATTCTTCAAGGGATGCTGCTGTCTTGCATAGTGCAAGCTGCAAAGTCCCTTAGCCATCACTGGCTGGCCGCACTCTGAGCACTTCCCAGTATTCGGGATATTGGTTTTATCCAGCGAACCATTGCGGCGCAGCCGCGTGTAGCAGGCTGAACAATAGCCCCTAGCTAAAACCTTCTCGGCGCCACAGAAAGAGCATGACATGGAAGCTTCCTTTCGGAAGCAACCATGCCATGTAACAGTTATTGTGTCAACTTCTTAGACACCGGGAGTGCCACAGATACCGCGGAAGTCAGAGCTTCCAAACGAATATCTCTCATAGCACGCCGCTTTAGCGTTCTTCGTATCGACCTAACCTTCGCCTCGGTTCGTTATTCCGAAACCGTCCTTCCGGACTGCTAGGCATCGCTGCCTAGAGGAGACTATCTCATCACCCTTTGCAGGGGCTGGGCGCTTCGGGCCACTTGGCCCTACGATCTTGCGATCTAGTCGTTACGCCTTCCGGCTTCCGCCGGCTTGGCTCGGTATTGTCTCCGAAGAGAGTTTCACCGAATTCACCCAGTTCTTCGATGCGGATTACTCCGCAAAGGACCTCACGCAGCTATTGCTGCCCAGGGAGCGTTGTCATTCGCCGCCCGGCTTGAGTCGTTGTCTTGGTCGAAGGACACGGCTTCACGCTCAAAGTACGTCATGCCGCGCGGCACGTTGGTTCGGATGAACCAGGCGGTCGCAGAGCTGAAGTAATGATTTGCGTGAATCTCCGGAATTGCACCCATCGAACGAATCACGTTGATCGCGTTGTTGGAGGTGTCGTTCTGGAGAACCGACTTGACGATACGATTGGCTTCGAAGATCAACTGCATCGGGACATGGAGAGACTTCGGAAGAACCGAGATCTTCATGCCGCGCGAGTTGGTCGTCAGGCCAATCTGGATCAGCATGTCTTCGATCGCGGTTTCGGAGATGTCCGCCGCCGTGGTCAGAAGATTTGACTGATTGCCCGTCAAGGTCGGGTGAGCATTGTTGATCAACGAGGTGCCATCACCAAACGTATAGGTCGAGTTGAACGCGCGGTTGTATACGTTGGCCGCGATGTTCTCCTTGGTCTGACGCATGGAAAAGGCGAGCTGCTGAGCACGCCGCTTCGAAACGACCTCATAGAGATCATCCCGCAACTCTTCATAGGTCACGATGTAGCCGAGAGCGTAAGCAACGTGCGTATAGCGCGTTACCGAGCCCTGCGATTCCTGATCGTACACAATCGCGGTGCCTTCGTTCTTGACCGGGGCCAAGCCGAAGCCCGTGATTTCGACCTCTTCTTCGTATGCTTTGTCCGAGGTGTCCTTCTCGAACAGTACCGGGAATTCCTCGGTATGTTCTGCGTAAGAACGCCCCCACCCATTTCATCTTCAGTGCAAGTCGCTAGCTTACACCCGCTTTCGCTGCTGCATGTTGCCATGCAGATGAGACTATATCTTCACCTCTCAATCGAGAGGGCTAGGCACTTCCAGCCGCTTGGCTGTACTTCCTTTCGGAATAGTCGTTGAAGGTTCCTTCCAAGTCGGAAGGCTTCCCTGCTGATTGTCCCAATGGGAGTTTCCAGCAATTCACCTAGTGTTTTTTACCGCCATCACTGACGGCCGCCCTGCGGTCACCGGAAGGCTTTGATTCCGGGCCACACATATAATGGTTCAGGCCTTCGGATGTGAGCCGGTTGTAATAACAGCCATGTGTTACACTCCCGTCGTTGAAGTAAGCGCGTTCAGATTGATGCGGCAAAGCCACTTCGCGTTCGTGCTGCCGATCGTGTTATCCGGCTGCTCGAGTCCGCGGATGACTTTCATCTGAAGCGTGTTGGTGGTGTTCAGCGTCGAGGAGTTGAGCTGCCAGCCGGAAAACCCGGTGATAGTCGAACCAGAGCCTGACACGAGGTTGACGTTGCGGCCAGGAGCGCCCTGAGCCATCGCGCCATTTTCCTGGATCATGTAGAGAAGGTCAGGATCATCAGCGACGAGGATGTAAGCTGCCGTGCTGGCAACGTGGTAGATTGGAGTAGTCTGGTTGATACCGATGATCGGTTCACCACCGTTCACGATACCGACCATGGCACCAAGAACGTTGTTGGACGAGCCTGCCGTAGCAAGCGTAACTCCGGGGATGCCCGAACTGTCGGCCGAGTTGGTGAGATATGTAACGGGGTCGCCAATGAAGATATTGGAGGCGACGGAAGACGGAACATAATAAATGTTCGCGGCACCGTTATATGGCTCGCCGGTCGTGCGACGATACGGAATCAGCCCACGGGCGACATTGGCGTTAGCCATGTGTCACTCCTATGAGATTGATGATTTTAGGGTGAAGCGCTCGACCGGGTTTTCTGGCGTCGGAAGCGGTAGTTGCCCTTAGCGACGGGCCGCCGTGGATCGAATGTCGATCTTTCTGCCTTGAGCGGTATTATAAAAGCGGCTGTCCCGTTCTCTCGGGTCTGCAGCTTCTACCTGTCCACGCTTGATCGTGGCCTCTTTTTCTCGGACCTTTTCCTCGTTGGCCGCCATGTCCTCAGCGTGCCATTCCTCTGGAATTTCCATAAGGAAGCCATGCAGAGGCCCACCTTGCGCCGTTACACCGACAACCATTTGGATTGGTTTCTGGGTTGTCTCGTCAATGACGTGGGTGTAACCGGCATCCTGCGCTGCCTTGATGCGGCCAGGAGTATCATTGAACCAATAGTGAAAGTATCCGTCTCGCTTCTTGAATGCGAGCTTCTGGGTTTGAGAGCCGAACGGCTTGCGGTTTTCACGAGAGATGCGACGGCCTTGCGGACCATCAACCTCAACGCTAGCCAGTCCCGGCTCTTTCATCGCGCGACCTTCCTTGGTGCGCAGATCAATCTTGTCTTCCATGTTCAGCTCCAATCGTATTCTTTGACGTAATCTTCGCGCTTGTAGCCTGGGATCGTTTTCACGAACTTGTCGCAGGCCGCTTTCGCTTCAGGCGGGAGATCATCATAGGTTTTCCCCTTCTTGCGCGGCACAGCCTGGGCACCAGGCTCCGCAACGGAAGAGGCTTGTTCACGCTTGGGATTGCCGAACTTCTCTGGAAACTCCTTTTTGGTGCGCTCTTTGACCTCGGCCAGTCGCTCAGCAACAGAGAGACCAGGCTTTGCCGTCATCAGGAACGTATCCTGAGCCTTGGCATAGGCCATCATGGTTGAATCGGTCGTGAACCACGGGTTCTCGGCCACCCAGGAAGTGATGGCAGGATCGGGGGCATCAACCTTCGGCTTTTCAGGCTCTGCCTTCGGCTTGACCGACTTATCTAACTCTTCCAGCTCGCGATCAACCTGCTTGAACGTCTCGGTATCGGCATGAGCTACAGCTACATCTCGCTTCTCGAGCAATTCACGCTTGGCCTTCTCGTAAGCCCGCTTTTCAGATCCCGATGCGAATTCGCGGAAGTCTTTCAGAACTTCCTGCATCTCAGTGATCTTGCTGTTTAGCTCCCCAACATCCTTAACATATCGGCTATCAAGGCGACGAAAGTTCTCCCGTAAAACCGGAAGCTCATTCTCGGCCGTCTCAATGAACTTATCAGCCGGCACCCACTCGCGCCGGCCATTGTATTCTTCTTGCGGGCGCCATCCCAAACGGCGGGCGCGTTCAACAATCTCGGGTGCGGGACCGCTGTTCTCGGTTTCAGTGATCTCTGCTTCGCTCATGCCGCAACCCTCACGGCTGCGATGCAATTGGCATCCATCACCCGATAGAACTCGCCGTCCTCGCCAAGCATGACCTGGCCAGCATAGCGCTGGATATAAACCCGGTCGCCGACCTTAGGCTTTACGCCTTCCCATTTTCGGGTACGATCGCCGTTCCACAGGAATGCATCATCGCCAAGCGCAACAATCACGCCGGTTTCGGCCGCCATCGTCATGCGTTCGACAACCTCAGCAGGAATCTCAATTCCACCTGAAGACATACTTGATGCCTGATCCGGGAGAACCATAATGTGGTCGCCGATCGGCTGGTATCCTGAACAATTTACGCCATTAAATCTTGCTGGTACAAACTCATGTTTCTGGGATGACTTGAGTAGTCGTTCCTTCATTTTCTTCCTCTGAATAGAATTTCTCAATTGACGCGAATTGCAAATCAACGAGATCCGCCAGCGTCATGGTGCGGCCCCGTATTTCTTTCTCAGTGTCTAAAATGAGTGTTCCGGCTTCCCATCTTGCGAGAAGTTCACGGAGTAACATGGCTCTATAGTCGCCAAGATATTTGAGGTATAGCTTGGATACCGGATGGTGCTTCCACACGTTGAAGTCTGAGTCCGTGATCCCGTCCAGCAGCACAGTCACAGTTAGCGCCTCGGACGGAAATTGATCATCTCGGTAGTCTTCCCTGCCGAGTTCTCGATGATCGCACTCTCAAAGCGGGCAGGAAATCCTTCTGGCAGGCTCGGCTTGCTGCAATCGCCAATGTCTATTCGTTGGTCGAAAGCCGGGTCTCTCTGATGCAACGTGATCTCTGCAGTCCCATCATCGCCACGCAAAATGGTAAAGCTCTCAGCTTCTTTGATGACCTGCCGATATCCATCAGGACTTCCCGGCCCGGTGCTATAGAACTTGATCGTGAACATGCTTCTCTCTTCTGCTATGCCTGATACCGTCAGGCGCGGTTAAACTTCTCCCCCAATGTCATTGCTGACTTGGCCAAGTTCCGACAACGCCGAAGCAGCTTCCTCTTCAATTGTCTTCGCCATGTTGCCGGCCACCTTAGCGGTAGCTGCCTTAGCATCGTTTAGCTTAGCAACCGCCTGCTGAACCGTGGCGAGGCCCTCAGCTCTGGCTTGCGCAAGACCAGCCTTCGCCTCATCTAGCATGGCCTTGATGCTTGCGGCAAAGCTTCCCGGTGCGGGATTAGTCATAGGCGCGGCTTTCGTTTCTTGGTCATTAATCGAGACGGTAGGCAACGGTGTCTGCACTGATACCTCTGGCACATGCTGCTGCGCCCTTAACATCTGAATGCTCTTGCTGAGGTGCTGATTAAGCTTCTCAGACGTTGCGACCGCATGATCAACGGCCGGGCTGTTCGGTTCACGCCGCCACTGCATCCCATATTCTCGTTTGGTTTGGAGCGCGATTAGTCCAAGTTCAGAGCCAAAGCGGTCAAGAAATCCATGGGGGAGCATTACGCCCCAGATTGCGCCGGCTGCTCAGGCGCCAACGCTTCCAATGCCGCCTTGATCACTTCAAGCTGATGCTCGGCCCAGGCCACGTCCTGCTGACCTACAGCCGCATCTGCCTGCGCAATCTGATTGATTGCCTGCGCCCGGTAGAGCAGTGTTTGCGCCTCGTCCTTCATATTCATAGTCTGATCACGAGTGCCACGAAGAGAGATTTGCTGAAGTTTCTCGAGAACGATCGGATTCGGCGGCGGGTTCGGATTAATCAGCGCATCGATGTTTTCAATGTTCGCCGCCTTGAAGAACCGCTCAAGGACTTCCTTCTTCTGAACCATCGGATCATTGGCAACGCTCATGAGAAGCTGAGCGCGTCCCAACTTCTGCATGTCGGAAACCATGGTCGGATCAGAGATAGGCTCAACACCAGCACCCTTCTCATAGTCCTGGCGAGTGATCGACTTCCACTCATTGCCGACCTTGTAGGAGGCTTCCTGCTCCAGATAGATCCGATTCAGGCGATAGAGCTTGGCCAGCTCCTGTTTCAACGAGCGATGCACACGCTTAAAAATCGCCGTAAATTGCTTAAGGCCCTGCTCCACCATGGCCAGCATGGTTGTTGCAGGCGTGTTCGCGGGCAATTGCTCGCCCGTCAGGACATCCTTGATTGATGCGACTTCCTTACCAGCTTCTACGAGCAGACCCAGCAACTGAAACAGAATTGGCGATGGACCAGGCGCCGGCAAAGGCACAAGGGATTGCTGGACCGTGGCACCATTTGTATTAACCGGCTTCCACTCGCCCGGCTGGAACCGGAGTGCGCCGGCATTCATCGACAGACCTTTGCCGACAAACCCTCCTCCAACCACCTGAAGGTGGCCGGCATCAAGCATCATGTTCAGCGTGGTATTGACAGCCTCGTTGATCGGCTTGAGCAACTGACCAAAGCCAACGCCGTAAATGCCGCCTTCTGGATTCGGGAAGAACTCATACGGTGTGTAGTAGTGTGTAGGGTCGATCTTTTGAATCCGGCCCTTGGTGGCGTTCCAATGAACGTTCTCAATATCGAACCGCGCGACGATGCGGACAACCTGAGTGGATTGCTTATCGATCGTGACGATATAAGGCTCGGGATAACCGTCCTCATCCAGATCGTACCAACGATGCTGCTCGAGGAAGTCAATCGGGGCGTCTTTGTCTTCGCCCTGAGCCTGTGAGCCGGTATAAGTTATCTTACGGAACTCGCCCGACCGCTCCATGTTCTTAATGTCGAGCGGGTAGAACTGAATCTCTTCGGTGAGTCGGGGCGCGGTCTCCAAGGACTTCGCGTGATAGTTGATGACGAGCTTAAGTGCCGACACCAACAGAGATGAATTACGCCCCTTACCAGCATCAAAGAATGACTTCCGGAATGCAGATCCCACAATGGGAAGGATATGCAATAGCTTGTCTGTCTCGCCCTCCCACTCCGGCTGCTCATCTAGGAGCTGGTAGGACATGTGGTCCGCGATCTTGTCGGCGCGAACCTGTTTAGCTCCAGGTGGTACCTGCCAAACTGGCATAGGCACAGGCTGACCGGTCTGCGGATCGGGCGGTCCTGGCTGAATTGCAGGTTGCCCAGTCTGCGGATCAATCTGAGGCGTTCCGTCGTCAGGCCCGATAACGATGCCCTTGACGATCTCGCGCCCCATGACGATGGCTGGATACGCCCTCGCCGCGAACTGCATGGAAGCAGTCGTCATCAGCGGGAAGATCACGTTTGCAGCTTTCGGCCAAGGATATTGCTTTGGCTCAGTATGCTGCATGGCGAGTTTCATCGCCTCTTCGGTCTTTTCCTTCCAAGATGCACGAGATGTTTCGTCAATATCATATTCGCGCTTGACCCGCATTCCTAGCGTCGTCAGTGTTTCACTTGAAATCTCCGGCTCGTCGTTATCGTCAAGCTCAAGCGCGATATTAATCGACTTAGCCCAGCGCGTGAGCTTATCCAGGTGCGCCGGCTCAGGAGGCGTCAGACCGCTATCCGCTTCCATCCCTGTTTGAACATCAGCAAGGGACGGACCGAGATATTGATCCATTACTTCAGCGGTGCCCGGATTAACTTAGGTTCCTCAAAGAGCCATGGAGCGGTTTCACGGATGGGGTCGAACAACTTGAGACCAGCACTGTTCAATCTTTGCTTGCCCATCTTCACACGATAAACCGGCTTACCGATCATGACAGTGCATGGATATTCGGTGCCCTTTGAATAGACGCGAAGATCAAACGGGAGGCGCAACGTCATCATGCAGCCCTGGCCTTACGACTTGGCTTCAGGACTTCTGCGGGCAACGGAACGTCAGGCTCAGTCGCCTCAGCCACGACCGGCTCAACAGCCACAGTCCCACGCACCACATATCGATCGCGGACAACCCGATAGGTCCCATACGAGTCGCCCAGCGTAATCCGGTAGGTCTCGACATATGGCTTCTCAACCCAAACCAGCGCATTGCCCGTGCGGTCAAGAGAGCGGTTAAATTCCGTAAGCCATGCGGAATATGCCAGTGCTTCCGTGGCATACAGTGCGGCCGGCTCAGTCCTGAGATTGGCATCGCCGGGGACATCATTACCGCCAGAGGATAGCTCAATGCCTTGGGCTTTGCGGTCGGCCGAGACAGAGCTAAACCCGTCTTCGCAGGCTTTGATCAGGTCTTCAAAGGTCACTTCGCCACCTTGCTCAGTGCAGCAGCCTGCGTCTTTGCCAGACGCTTGACATCTCGCATCAAGCCCTTGTCTTTCACATGCTCAGAAGCGCGCATTAACGTGCGCATGGCCTCCTCAGCCCGGTATCGCTTGGCATCATCGGTGGAGATCGCAGCGAGGCCATTCACAGCTTTTACCGTCTTGGCTTTGCGTTTCATCAGTAACCCGTTATTTCTGAGCGAGACTCGTGGCCGTAGCTGTGATCATCGTACAAATCCGAGACCATCGGACTGGCCTGTGGCTCCCAGACAATCGCCATCAAGCCGAATGCATCAGCGCAATGGCTCGACCAGTCATGGTCAGGCCCAAGGCCTATATTGCGCGCCTCGTCCTTACGCTCATGGTAGAAGCCAAGAGCTTCTCGGCCGCCCTCTGTCGTCGCTTCATTAAACCAGCAATATGCCAGAATGCGCCGTACAGCCTCGATCCGCATGGACGCGGCACCAGCACCCTGGTTCGGGATGATCTCGACCTCAAAGCCAGCTTCGGCTAAATGCTGGCCGTAGGTCTTGCCCGTGATAGCATTCGAATTCGCGCCGTCATGAGGCAGATAGCAAATCGCCTCCTGGTACTTTCTCTTACGTAGCTCAGTGACGTAATAAGCCAGAACCTGACCGACGCCCTCGATATAATCGAGTACCCGGATTTCCTGCCCAACCCATTGAACAATCCAGATCGCCATGGCGTCAGCTCGAGCACCAGAGCCGCCGATATCAAAGAACGCTCGCAAGGGAAGCAGTGGGTCCTTGGCAACTCGGCCAATACGGCCTTCCAGCTTCGCCTCAGCCAATCCCTTCACGAAATATGCGCCCTCAAATGCCTTGGCGTAATCGCCCTCCCAGATGTGCTCATATCGTTCGGGATAGCGCTCAAGGTCTAGTTGTCTTTCATCAGACAAAGTCTGCGGGAACCACGGATTGTCCCGCCAGTTAGCCTCAACAACCGCTGCATTCTCGGGCTTATTGCCGCGCAAGAATTCATCAATCGCATCTTTTTTACGCCGCGGATTCCAGCCGGCCCATATCTCGCTGCCGGGCTCACGAATGGTCGGCCGGAGCATAGTCAGGCTGCGCAATGTCAGCGTCTGGGCCTCTTCAATCCAGGCTCGCTTGAACCGCTCGAGCGACTTGATCGATTCCGCCGTGTAATCCTGCATGCCCTTGAAGATGATAATCCCATCTTTCGGGGTCTGGATTACGTCCTTGTAGACCTTGAAGCCGTCCGCCTCACCGAGGCCAAACCGTTGCAGCTTGTCCTCAATCAGGAGCTTGGCGCTCTCTTTGAGATCCTTCTGGACTTCACGGATGCAAACCGTCCGCAGCCCCTCACCCGATATTCCAGGCTCAAGAATAGCATCCTCAACAGCCAAGCCAGCAAAGAAATGCGACTTCCCCGAGCCACGGCCGCCATGCGCGCCCTTGTAACGGGCCGGCTTTAGTAGCGGTTCAAATACCTTAGCGGTCGGTATCTGGAGCGTTCTGGATGACACGCTCTATCCTGTGAATGATCGGCTTGTCTGCATCACCGCTCACATCAACAGCCTGACGCGGTCGGCCATAACCTCGATCTAGTAGAGCAGTAGCCGCCGACACCCTTGCAGCATCGCTTTCGCTAGCTTGGGCTACCTGCACCAAGACGTTCAGAGCGGTCTCTGTATGCGTCCTCGCCAGCTCCTCTAGCGTACCCTTCTGAGCAGCCGTTGCTCGATTGACGACGCCCTTAGGTCTTCCCGCACCGGGCCTAGCGCCGCCCTTCGGCTTCGATTGATTTCCCATTGATATTTTTTCTGATATTCAATTTCTTAGATCTTCTGAACTATCTTCGGACGCCAATGCCATGCGCCTTCAGCGAATACGTATATTCCAGTCTGAAGGATGATATTCGCTGAGATCAAGTGGTAGCCATTGGTAAAAGATTTGCCGTTCCATGGGCCACCAATAACGGGCTCCGGCTCCCTCACTTCTTCCCGAACGCCTTCTTGGTCTCTTTCCTGAACGCTGGAGTTTTGGCCCCATGCTTGTGCTGTGCGAACGCT